TTTGAAGATCAAAAAGAACTAACATACTTTATGTTAGCCTGTCCACATTTAAGGAGAAACTAATGGACCAACAAGAAAGCAAAGTATCACCGGGCGCTCCAGTAGAGCCAACCACTGCACCAGCTGCTGAACAACCAGCTGCACCTGATCTAAATCTCAACGATCTTTCCGCTATCCGCAGTATCATCGATGTTGCAAGTTCACGCGGAGCATTCAAGGCTGCTGAGATGGAAGCTGTAGGCAAAGTGTACAACAAGCTGTCAGTGTTTCTAGAATCAGTAACCGCTAAAAAGGAATAATTATGGCCAATCCAGTTAAACACATTGGGCGAATTAAAAACACCGGAGTTAAAGTAATCACAGTGTTTAGAACTCTGCCGGGTGAATCAGACTCAGCTTTAGTGATTCAAGTTAATCAACTTAAAGACGAGTACCACGATGCGATTATGCAGATGCTTGAAACTGATCAGGCTCAGGAAGCATTTGAGTTTGGAGAGATGTTGTTTATTCGTCATTTTCCAGACGGTCGTCCGATGCTGTCAGCGTTACAACAAGACGGAAGATTGCAAAAAGTATCCACTAGCAATGTGTTAATGACTCCAACTGTTAATGCAGCCGTTCCTTTAGATCAGTTAAATGTTCTAATTGCTGAGCAGAAAAACTGTGCAGTTGACGAATTATGCAATTTTGTCAGTGGCGCACAGGCTAATGCGCAGGCTAAAAAAGCGCAAGACGGTAAGAAAAACACTGTACCAAACAGCGAAGCAACTTCTATTCCAGCAATGCCACAGGCTGCTGCTAATCAAGTATTAACTGACTCTGATATTGCTAAGAGCTATCGAAGTCAAGCAGATGCCATGTACAAAGAAGCTGCTCGACTACGCAAAGAAGCAGATGCATTAGATCCACCAAAGAAAAAAGCAACAGCAAAGGCAGAAGAATCTGCTGATGCCTAAACCGTTGTTCAAACCGCCAAGGCATTTGGTCAGTGAGTGGCCTGAGATCTTCGAAGACCTCTACATGAACACCATGCCTGTGGCGTATCTAAATCAATTGAGATTAGAATTTGCTGACGGTCGAATATGGGAAATAAACATTCAAGAGCAATTATTAAATGCAACCTCGGACGAAGTTGCTGACAAGCTGTTGAACATTTTTCAAGAATATCGTAATGACATTAAAAAAATGGATTTTCAAATGGATATCGAAAGATTAAAGATAGATATTCAAGAAAGTTCTAAGAACATTTTTTAAAATAATGTGAACCAAAAAAATATATACTACAGTGGTTCTTTTGAAGAATCTAAAAAGAATTTAGATAGTATTAGTGCCACATTTTGTGCAGCCAAATGGCTACAAGTAAGTCTACATTTAACTAATGGCAAAACTCATAGCTGCTATCATCCTCCAACACACAGCATAGATGTAAATCAATTAGAATTAAATCCCGGTGCTCTTCATAACACCGAACAAAAATTTCAAGAAAGAAAAATGATGTTAGAGGGTGAAAGACCTTCTGGTTGCGAATACTGCTGGAAAATTGAAGACGCAGGACATGTAAGTGATCGATATTACAGAAGTAGTGAACATTGGGCTAAGGATAAAATAATTCCAATATCTAAATTACCTAATAATTATAATGTAGATCCAACTTATGTAGAAGTAAACTTCAATCAATCCTGCAATTTTAAATGTGCATATTGCAGTCCTCATTTAAGCAGTTCTTGGCAGGAAGAAATTGAGACACATGGTCCATATATATTTCCAGACAAAGAACACAATAACATAGTCACATTAAAAAAACAAGGGTTAATGCCTGTAGAAGGTAGTACAAAAAATAATCCGTATGTAACAGCTTTTTGGAAGTGGTGGCCTAAAATTTATCGCAATTTACGAGTTTTCCGCATGACAGGCGGAGAGCCACTAATGGACAAGAATACCTTTAAAGTTCTCGAATATGTAAATTCAAATCCTCACGGACAACTTGAATTAAGTTTAACCACCAATTTATGTCCGCCTGATGAAAAATTATTTGATAAGTTTTTATCTTTGATAAAAGATTGCGAAAAAATAAGAACATACGAAGACAAAGATAATTTTAATAATGATTCTGGAAATTACTGTTATGTAGCACCTGCCTATAAACATCTTATGATGTTTGTCAGTCTAGATAGTGTAGAACATCAAGCAGAATATATAAGATCAGGGTTAAACTACAATCAGTTGTTGATAAATTTAAAAAGTTTTTTAAATGAAACAGATCATACAAGTGTAAGTTTTATTAATACTTTTAATATTTTAAGTATTTCTAAACTAAAACAATTTTTAGAATTGATATTAAAATTGCGTGAAGAATTTGGAAGTAGAATTCAAACAGAAAAAATCTTAGAATCTCCACCAAGTCACGGCATTAATCATCCTCCTATTATTTTAAAGAAGTTTCAAAGAATTTGGTTTGACATTCCTTTATTACATTCGCCTGCATGGTTAAATTGTTACAATGCTACCGATGAACAAATTTTAGAACTAGAGGATATCTACAAGTGGATGGAGCAACACACTGATATTGTAAGATTTAATCAGACTCTTGAAGGTTTTAAACCTTTTGAATTAGAAAAATTACAACGAAACATCAGTGTTATAAAAGAAAACAGATCGACTCAAGAACAACGATATAAAAATAATCGAGACTTCAAGATTTTCTTTGAAGAATACGATCATAGAAGAAATACAGATTTTGTAAAAACTTTTCCAGAGATGGCGGAATGGTATAGGAATATTATATGAGTAAGAAATATATAGAAATTATCCACGAAGCTAGGGATAAACTAAACACTGTAGGGAACGGTTTTTGTTTAGCTAAGTGGAACATGGAAACACTTTATCTACACATGGGCGATAATCATAGTTGTTATCATCCAAGGCCCCACAAGATTGATAAAAATCTTTTAAAAGCCAATCCCAGTGCATTGCATAATACACCTTGGAAGAAAGAAGTTCGCAAACAGATGATGGAAGGCAAAAGACCTGAAGAGTGCTATTACTGCTGGAACATCGAAGATCTAGAAGGAAACCATATCAGCGATCGTATGAAGCACAGTTCTAATTACATAGACAGCACTTTCGACGACATTGTCGAAGGTGGATGGGAACAAGATTGGAATCCAAGACATCTCGAAGTTAGTTTTGGCAACGGGTGTAATTTTCGTTGCGGTTACTGCTGTCCACAAGCATCTAGTTCTTGGATGGAAGAAATTAAGCGTCACGGCAACTATGATCTAACATACAACCAATACGGTATTGAATTCTTAGGTAACAGTGATTTCTTTAACAAAGATGATCCTAATCCATATGTTGATGCATTTTGGGAATGGTGGCCAGTTTTAAAGAAAGATCTAAGAGTGTTTAGAATCACGGGTGGCGAACCGCTAATGAATCCAAATACCTTCAAACTGTTAAAAATGTTAGAAGATGAACCCGAACCCAATTTAGAAATACATGTCAATAGCAATCTAGGTGTTACACATAGACTGGTTCAAAAATTAGTAGATCATGTAAAAGTATTATTAGAAAAAAAAGCTATTAAAGGTTTTAAACTCTATACAAGTATCGACACATGGGGTCCCCAGGCTGAATACATTAGAACTAATTTAGATTTAAATCTCTGGGAACAAAATTTAAAATATTACCTCGATAATTTACCTCAGCAAGATATTAGTTTTATGGTAACATTTAATGTGTTAACTGTTGCTAATTTTAGATCCTTGTTGGAAAAAATACTAGAATTACGCAAGGTGTATCCAGGAAATGAATGGCATCAACGAGTACAGTTCGATACGCCATATTTGAAAGAACCGCCGCATTGGATGATTAATATCCTTCCTGAAAGTTTCAACAACTATATGGAAAGTCACCTACAGTTTATTGCAGACAATCTTCGGAAAAATAATCAGGTGGGATTTAACGAAATTGAATACGAAGTTTTTAAAAGAGTCGTGGACTACATGAAACAAAATCCAGTTGATTCAGAAAAAATTAAAAAAGGTCGTAGAGATTTTTATGTATTTTTTAACGAAACTGATAAACGCAATGGTACAGATTTTTATAAAACTTTTCCCGAGTATATAGATTTTATGGCACTCTGTAAACAAGAATTTTTATCTTATGAAAATCCTAAAGATTAAATTTGAAACAATTACACTTGCTTGGAACATAGCACAAGATCCTGTAGCCCAAAAATGGGCTACATCTTTGTTGTCTTCGTCAACAACACAACCAGACAAAGTACAATATACAAATTTTGACGAAGACGAATTAACAAAGACATATACAAAATTAGATGAAAATATCAAAAAATTTCATCATATAGCAAATTCTATTCCTCAACTACCAGAAACAATTAATCAAGATTATCTTAATTTATTACACGAGTGGTTTGCAGTTAATGAATCTGTGCCTAATACGCTGTTTAGAGATATACATAGTGATCTACACTCAGTTGAAGGAATGATTAAAGGCATTAGATCTCCTAGAATCGAAATAGGCTATCATAATTCAACACAAAATGAATTTGAAGAATCTGACTATTACAATTTTAGCAAAATACGAAATTTTGGTGACATTGAACTTACCTATCATCACATAGGTAAAGACGCCCCTGCATTATACTATAGTCAAGATAAGCCCTCAGAAAATAATTTTGTTCCGTACACCACTTATTCTGCTAATTTTTTTGTGTGGTTTGTAGAACAAAATCCTTTGGGACAAGATGAAAATTTTTGGAAATGGTTCGATAATAATTACGAATGGTTTAAAAATCGCACTGGTTGGGAAAGAAGAGACGCTCGTATAGCAGCAGGTCGTTATAAAGTGGCTGATTTAATGTTGACTCAATCCAAAGACGAAATACTAAACAGCTTAAATAAGTGTCCGACAATATTAGAAATAACAATAGGATAAAGATATGTGGAATGATAAAGTAACTCAAGTACATTGGGAGCCAACTGATAAATGTAACAGCGGGTGTGCTATGTGTCCAAGATATGATTCACAAGGTTTTGAATTATCAACATTAGAAAACGTTGAATGGACTTTAGAAAGTTTTAAAAAAGCATGGACTGTAGATTTTATCAAAGACCTAAATAAAGTTCTTGCCTGTGGTAATTTTGGAGATCCGTGTGCCTGCAAAGAATTTGTAGACATTTATGAATATATGCGAGAAATTAATCCAAAAATAGAACTTGCATGTAACACTAATGGCAGCTTGCGCAAACCAGATTGGTGGGCAAGATTAGGTAAAGTAATTACAGAACAACCTGGCCGATCAACTGGATATTGCACATTTAGCCTCGATGGACTAGAAGATACTAATCATTTATATCGACGAGGAACCATTTGGAAAAATATTATGCGTAATGCTGAGGCATTTATTGCTGCCGGTGGTGAAGCACATTGGGACTTTATTGTTTTCGAACACAACGAACATCAAGTTGATGAAGCTAGAGAATTAGCTGTTAAGATGGGATTTAAAAATTTCAATGTTAAAAGAACTACTAGGTGGAATCGATATGATAACGGGCAAGGGTCTTATCCAGTAATTTGGAAAGGTAAACATCTTTACGATCTTAAACAGCCAAAAGAAGAAAAATTTAAACACAACTTTGAAGATGCTACTTATTTTCAACAAAGTAAGTATCAAAGTTTTAACTTTCACGATTTTCAACAAGCAGAAGGTAAAATTAACAAGGACATGAGATTTGTTAACGGTAAATACCAGCCAATCGTGCTTCATGAATTAAATGTTGCTTGTAGAGCTGTTAAAAATGCTAGAGAACATCAACCTGCAAATGAAATCTTTATCAGTGCAGGTGGCCATGTTGCTCCTTGCTGTTTTTTAGGTTCTGAACCGTTCAAAGATTATAAACACACTGACAAGAATTATGTTGATATGATCAAGATGCAGGGCGGACTAACTGAACTTAACATGCATAAAAATAATATTTACAATATTCTTCAACTTGATATATTCCAAAAATGGATACCCGATACTTGGAAAGAAGACGGTAATAGATCTATGAGACCATTGAAGTGCGGGCAATGCTGCGGTGTAGAATTTAATAATCTAGACTACGGTGAACTAGGGGATAAGAAGGATAGCTACATATGAAAAACTTTTGTGTATTACCGTTCAGTAGCGTTAGTATCGGTGCTGATGGAAAACTTCGTCAGTGTTGTTCTAGTGGAAGCGACGGCTTTCAAACGGATGTAGATTCTGCTCCTGTTGAGTTATTCATTAATAACATAGATATTATTGATATTAGAAAAAGTTTTATAGAAGATATCCAGCATCCCAAGTGCCAGCGTTGTTGGGATATGGAAAAAGACGGAGGGAAAAGTTTTAGATACTGGAACAATATCGCCGATTATGGTTTAGTCTCAACTATTCCAATTAACAAAAAAGAAATTATATCTTTTGAGGATATTCAATATCTTGACATTACTCTTGGGAATAAATGCCAGCTGGCTTGTAGAATGTGCAATCCTAACAGCAGTTCTTTATTGGCAAAACAATTAAAAATTGTTGGTGAACACAACGGTCTAGAATTTATTGAACTCTCTAGAGAAACAAAGAATAAAATATTGGATTTTATTAGTAAATCTGTAAACTTAAATACCATCTATATGCTAGGTGGGGAGCCGTTAATAAATGAGTTTCATGATGAAATTGTAGATTTATTAATTCGCACTGATAGAGCTAAGAAAATAAAACTTAGATACAGTACAAATTTACAGGTAGATTTAGAAAAAAATCTCAATACATGGGCTAAATTTAGAGAAGTCGATTGTAGTATTAGTATTGACGGTTCAAAAAATATCTATGAATATATTAGATGGCCCGGAAGATGGGATAAAGTTTTTAAAAATATTCTAAAATTAAAAGAATATAGGAAGGAATATCCAAACTTTATCTCTGGTATCCATATGACTGTACAGAATTTAAATGCTGCTAATATATATGATACTATATTTGAAACTTGTGTTATCTCAGATAATCCTATGAATTTCTTTTTTATTCCGGTAACAGGAATTCCAAACCTTGGGTGTAATGATCTTTGGATGTATCCTACTGATATACTGATAAAAGAATTAGAAAAATTAGAATCTCTTCCAGAAATTTATGTTCCGTATACACATAGTTTGAAATCTTATTATAAAGATGCAATTATAAAATCCCAATCGTTGGATAAACATTCAGTAGAACTATTTTTTAAAACACAAAAAATGTTTGACAATTTAAGAAATCAAAATCTATTTAATACAATAAATCACTTTGAAGAATTAGCTGATAAATTTGGAATTGCAAAATGGTAACCATGCCCTCTTTAAAATTAGAAAGCGTCGAACCTTCTATTTGTTCTGCTGAATTTGATAACATTCCAGAAGAGCTAATTGCTAGAGTTTTTAACAAAGAAAATTTTGGAAACAATGATTATGGGGCTCTTTCGGTAGAAAAAGAAAGAATAGAATTGCCTCCGAAACATTGGAACGATGACTACCACACATTAAAAAACTATTTCTATCCGCATGTTGTTAAAATTACACAAGAATTAATTGAAAGTGATCCGATTCACTATCCTTTCTTCCACAACATGAAAGATTTTAAACGCTGGTTTGATAATCATTTTATAAACGGCCCAGGAAATTTTGGTTTTATTCCTATTATTGATCAAGTAGGTTTTTATCAATCACCGCACATAGATAATAGATTTTCATTTATGGCTGGCATAATAAATATTCAAGAAAATCAAACTGGCACAATCTTTCTAGCAGACAACAAAATTAGTAGTCCTTGGCGGGAACATCATGGGCTCGGTTGTACAGAGGAAGAAGTTATATATAGAGCGTCAGGAAAAAAACATTCAGGAACATTTTGGTTGAATGGCGATAACAACTGGCATGCAGTACCAAAGGTACTAGAAACAAGAAAAATACTGTTACTGAATTTATACTTCTGATCGGTAATGATTCCATTCATTACCATCTTTATTAAAGACTTTTCCGTTATCTGTGGATTGTAATTTGGTAATTACGGAGAATATTTGTTCAGCATCTTTACTAAACTCTTCTTTAGGAAACCATATAGGATTAATACAGAAAAATATACCAGGATGGTGTAGACTAAAACCACGCATGAGATGCAGATTTGTAGATTTAACACTGGCATATCCTGCATACTTTCTCATAGCTACTTGTTTGCCATCAATCAATCCTGTTAACATCCATCCTACCTTTGTATTTGCATGAATAGAATTAGATAAACTCTTTAGCATATAGTAGGGTAGTTGACAGTTTATCCAGTAGGCAGTATTCCAATTTTTCTTTGACACAGTTCTTTCTTTAGTGAAATCAAATTCGTTAGGCACACCGTAAGAATTTTGGTTGAAGAAAATTATATCATATTGATTATTTTTGAGATTTTTAGTAATCTGATCGATCTCTACTTCAGATGTATCCCAATTTATTTTAATTACATTTACATTATCGTAACTTAATTCTTTACTGGTTACGAGATCAATAGTGTGTCCTTGATCAGCAATATACTTTGTAAAAACTGATCCCCAATTAGCTCCGGCACCAACAAGTAAAATTCTCATTTAATGTTATCCTTAACTTGATCAAATTGATTTTTAAGCCATTCGTAATCGTTGATTGAATTAAGGCCAACAGGATCTTGCATGTGTTGTTCTCCAAATTGCTTTCCGGCCCTGGCTCCGTTGATTGCATATTCTCCAAACGGACGGTCTTTACCAACATTACACCATATGTGTAAGCGTTCGTCGTTTTCATTGTCAAAATTACGATCAATTACACGGCTAGCTAATTTAGCACATTCTCTAAAAGCACTTCGCCAAGTGCTGAATTCGTCTACATTGAATCCTGTTACATTGCTAATCTCAGGCATAATTTTAAAGCTGTCGCTGATACTGGTAGTAATGTCTGGATTTTGAATATCCATATTTGCTGTTAGTCTTCTAGGTAATAGTTTTACACCGCCGTAGCCGTAGACTAAATCATTAACAGGATTCCTACTGCTCCAAACATGAACAGTTTTGTTTAAATTGATTCTGCTGATTCTATCATAGTAAGGAATGTAATCGATCTCAAAGGCAAATGTATCTTCAATGATAGCATCAGCATCTACTACCCAGAACATATCAGTTTCTGCTAATTTTGCAGCTTCGATGTGAGCATTTTGAATTCCTTTAACTCCATGCACTCGTTTTACTCTAGGAAATCTCAATTTCAAATACTCGTAATTTTCATCTGCATTCTTTTCGTTATAGCTAATAAAGATAATATCAAATGGCTTCGGAGTGCTGGCCTGTACCGGATATTCTTTTTTATCTATTAAAAATCTATGATGTATTTCTCTTTCAGAAATATTGATTTTTTTAGATGTTAGAATAACACCATCATAATATTTGTCATTTAGAAACACATGATTTATAGATCTATCATATTGATTATTAAAACTAAAAGTAAAATCTAAAAAATCAAAATCAAGATTCACATCTACATCGTTAGGAATCATCCAAAACATTTCAGTAGGTGAGGATTCCAATGCGTGTACATAATCTTTATAGTTACTAAATTTAAAAATTGCATAGGTTTTATTTTTAGATGCCACTATTGGATGTTCTGTTTTGTCAATTAAATATCTATGATTGAATTCTTTTTTAGTGAATTTTTTATTCTTTGAACAAAGGATTATTCCACTTATATAACTATCGCCTTCTGTTGAAGAATTCAAAAACATATGATTTACATTTCTATCATAAGATGTTGTGTTTAAAATAGTATCATCAGTTATTTCAACATCAGACCAAATCATCCAAAACAAATCTTGTGAAGTTTCTTTTAAGGCATTTTCATAATCATTGTATTCTTTGCCTACTATTACAGGATATTTTTTAGGTTTGCTAGCCTGTATATTGTGTTCTTTTTTATCTATTAAAAATCTATAACTAAATTCTCTTTCGGAAATATTAATTTTTTTAGATGTGAGAATCACACCATCATAATATTTGTCATTTAAAAACACATGATTTATAGATTTATCATATTCATTATTAAATTGAAATGTTAGGTCAAAGTTAAAATCAGGATTCACATCTACATCATTAGGAATCATCCAGAACAATTCTGTAGTAGATTTTTCTTTAGCAGACAAATAATCTTTGTAATTGTTAAATGTGAATACATCGTATGTTTTGTATTGGCTGACTGTTAAATTATGTTCTTTTTTATCTATTAAAAATCTATGATTAAATTCTCTCTCGGTTATTATTTTGTTTGTAGAAAATAATACAACTCCGCTTAGATAAGATTCAACCCCATTGCATGAATTTTTATAGACATGATTTTCATTTTTATCATAATTATATGTGCCGTCATTGGGGTCAAAATATAAGTTAAAAACACTGTCATTTACAATTTCAGTGTCTGCCCAAACACCCCAAAACAACGGATGAGAACTTGCTGCTGCAAATTTAATATATGCATCGTAGGTTGTTAACTTTAATGTTGGGTAACGATATTCACTAGCAACAATATTGTGTTCTTTTTTATTAAGATAAAATTTATATTGAAATTCTTTTGAGCTTATTTTACAATTTTTAGGAAACAATGCAACGCCGCCAAAATAACTTTCGACACCATTACAGGTATTTTTAAAAACATGAATAAACTCTTCTTCAAACTTTGATACCCTATATTCAAATATAGATGTATCTAATAAAGTTAAGGTGTCCCACACGACCCAAAATAGTTTTGTAAATGCTTTATTCTTAATATCATTGAAAGATTTAACATTCTCAATCTTTTGAGAAGACGGAAATCTAGAACGAAACTGTTTCCAATCTTGTTCATCAATATTATTTTTGCTTACATAAAAAATATCATATATCATCTTAGGTATGTGTTAGTAAGTTTAATTGTTTCTTCGTACAAGTCTAATGTATACTTGCTTTGAGCTGCATCAAGATAAGGATAATCAAATCCCATTCCTCGTTTAATGTGATAGCCTAAATCCTGTATATCATGTGCTAGATTAGTGTGATTGACATTTTCATTGTAGATGTTTTTTAGGATTTCAAAGTCTCGTACATCTACATAATTCCATGCTGTACAATTAGTCATCCACTGTCCAAGCCTTGCACCATATACAGCGTATAGTCCGTTTTCTTCGTGGGCACCGACTGTACTCCATATCTTTAATCTATGAAGGTTATGCCACCAAACTTTTTCCTTTATTTCATCGGCAGGAATACGCACACCATCAAGAAGGGTCATTTTGACACCTTCACGGAATCCTGCCCGCCATGCCTGAAATGGTGATCCTGTGATAACTGTTTCGCTGTAACATTCAGCAAACTGCTTGTATCCTGTTTCCCAACAAAAATCTACCTGCGCACGATCGCTGTCGCTAGCTTCATGACTCTTCATGTTAAGAATAAAATCTTTACGCCAGATCTTTAAGCCGCCATTGCCGTATAGTAATCCATTGATGCGGTTTCTAGCCAACCAACTATAGACCTGTATGTCCTTGTTGTCGGGGTCAAATTGTAAATTAAAAAATTTATTATCAACTATGTTGTCTGCATCCACAGTAACCACCCATTCAGTTTCGCTGAGTTCTGCTGCGGCTTTATGTGCAGCATCACTACCTTTGACACCGTGGACTCGTTTTGCCCAAGGCACCTTGTTGCATAGGTCAGCATAATGCTGGTCAGCATTGGGCTCATCGTAACTAAGGAAAACTACATCAAGTTCTAGTGTCTTCATAGGTATACTTGTCAAAAATTCGTCGTGTGTAAATGCTAAACTTCTCTGGCAGTGTCAATGTAAATCGCTGTGGATATTTTACCAGTTCGTTGACATTAAAGCTGATCATTTCTTGTAGTACATTAGGATCATTGTATTCTGTTATTAAAAATACCATGTCTTGATCACCTTGCCATTCTATGGTTTTTAGCAAAGGATTAATCTTAAATGTCAACAGAGCATCTGCTCTAGCATATTCTATGCTGACATCGGGTTTGGAGATCTTACTCCATTTCTTATCAATGACTCTGTGTAACACATCGTCTATTTTACTAAGTCCTGTTATACTGGCAAGATTTATTTTTATAACTCTACCGGATACGATATCCACTTTGTAGTGCCGTAGCGTTTCACCGCGATCGTGTATACCTAACGCAACATCAAGATCAACTTGTATTTTGTTTTTGATATGTTCAACAGACGGGCCGGGATGCAGTGCTATAACATTTCCATCAAGGTCAAACTCAAAGAAATAAGTTTCTTCCGGAACTTCTAGTGTTTTTATCCACTCGTCAAAAGGAGCAAGGTCTAGTTTTTCTTCCATGCTATCTCCTCTAACATACTAATTAACTCATCAGTAATGATGTCTTTTTCAACATAATGCACAATGTCAGTCTGTTGGTAATTGCCAATCTTTAAACTGCCGTCACCTTTGAGATAAAATCCCACTTGATCGGTTACACGATCAGCATCCCATGGCCAATTCTGTACCTGAGGTTTTAAGTGTACTACTCTGGGAAAATCCAAAGCATAGGCCATTTCACTATCAATATCCAACAACTTGGCCGATAGTGCAAACGCTTCGTCTGTGCCTACAACTTTAGGGATATGATTGTTGAGATACAAGTTTTTAAATTCCTGCGGATTAATAAAGATCTGTCGGGCTAATTCAAAGAATTCTGTACTGGTGTCTTTCTTAAAGAATGTCCACATTGAAAATAGATTGGGCAAATTGTTTTTGGTAAATGCCTTGCGGTAAGCATCACTGGTAACTACTTCGCCTCTAAATGTGAACGCACGATTGGCTACATAGAGATCTGTGTTTTCCACAAAGTAATCAATCCAGTGACTGTAATCTCTAAGAAACAGCATGTCTGCATCTAGACAAACCGTGTGTTCCCAAGGTGTTACAGTATCCATCCACGAACGGCCATCCCAGAACTTTTGTTCGGGCCATTCTATAACTTTATCAAACACCCAAGGACTGGTTAAACTATCAACTGATGTTTTGTCGTTGATTACTAGTGCTACTTTATCATAGCCTGGCTTCTGCGTATTCTTAATACTTAATGCTAGAGCATAGGCCAATTTGAGATAGTCTATGTCGGGATGAGCCGCTACAAATATCAGGTATCCAAAGTTCATACTAACTCCAGAAGACTGTCTGCGTTTCTGATTATGCTTTGTTTATTCATAATATGAACATCTACACCTTTAGTAGAAGCAGCCCAAAAACTTGCAACATCATTGGGTTGACTGACTAAGAATGTTAGCCTATCGGTGTCAACACTGTGTAGTATGTCTTTGTCAAAGACTGTGAGAATTGGAGGTAGGGTATAGGCAAACTCTGTTTCAAATCCATTCATAATATGTTTGGCTACACTGAAGGCAATGTCGTTTCTAAACTGTTTGGGATTGAAGCGGAATAGATCTGCATAGTAAACATAGTTGTCTTTGACAAAGTCTACCAGTTTAAAAAAGAATTCACTTTCTGCACTTTTATCAAACATCACTGTTGTGGCCCAGAACATATGTACTCCGGTTTCACTTACGCGGCTGTCTAAGATGCCGCCACGCTCGCCTGTAAGATCTGTCATGCTGTGCCCCATCATTACAGGAGCGTCTACTGACCAATACTCATTTAGTTTGTCGGAGAAGATTAGATAGTCGCTGTCTATCAACAAGGTTTGATCATAAGGACTGAGTTCCCACACGCTGTATCTATTTGAATTTACAAATGGAATAACCTTGCTTTCAAATCCGTCGTGCAGATTTCTCACATTTTTTGTGTAAGGTCTATCTACTTGTATAATATGATCAAAAACTGTCTGGGCTTTGATCAGTGTACCAGACTCTCTCAGCCACGCTAGTGTTCCGGAATCTGTGACCAAACTCACAGGAACACCGAGATTCTTCTTGGCAAGTCCGCCTGCAATTATAGCCATTAGGCCGTAATCAACATCAGGACTATTATGGGCAAATATTAGTACGCCTCTGGTCATAGATCCAATAACTTTTCAACTGTTCTACTAGCTTTAATCTTTTGATAGTCTTCATAGTATTCATAGGTAGCAGTAAAGTACCTGTCTATGATTTCATCTTTAAAAGAGTGTAGGTCAGCTACGAGTACTGGATTTCCGTTTTCGTCAACAAAGGGTACATTTTCTACACGGCCTTGATCAATCAGCATCTGTACAAATACAATGAGCTCACGATTGATTTTGTATAATCCGCCAGCATGACCGTAGGTTAGCTTTGCAGCAATTTTTTCTTTAAGGGTTTTTC